ATCATGAAAACCGAAATTACTCGCGAAAACCTCTTGGCTATCGCTACTGAAATCGCCGTTGGAGAATCAAATCGAGTCATTGCACAGCGCAACGGCGCACATAGTTCCGAATCGTTTTGGGAAAATCGCGGCTATGGGCTTAAAGTTGCCTGCGGGGTCTTTCTCGGTGTCTATCCTGCCGCGTATATGGTTGAAAACGTCGAACGTCCCTATATTGTCGTGGCGTTCGACTACGTGGACGGCGGTAGGGAGTTTCGGTTTGATGCGCTCACGTTTGAGCTGATTGCATAATTTCCAGCCTGCCATACGGCAGGCTACAACCTGGACACGTACGAGCGCGTTCAGGTTGCAGCCTATAGGCTGCAACGTTACCACAGAAAGGAAAAAATGCCATGCCCATTATCAAATTTCGCCCTCATGCAGTTGTAACTTATTACAACGGCAGCCGTGAAGCTCTCGCCGTCGATTTTACGCCAACGCTTTCGTTCGACCTTGACGAGTTCGAGCGCGAAGCGGACCGCCGGGGCGCTACTTATTTCGTTGTGCAAGAATTCGGCGAAAGTCTGGCGGTTCATAGCCAGTTTGTCTACCGCTTCGATGAGTATTTATGCTGGTATCGTCTTGTGTCATAGGCAGGGCCGCATCATGCAACTAGCTCAAATCGGCTTTCTCCTACTCGGGGCGCTGTTCGTGGCCGTGTTTTTCAAGACAGACAACACGAACGCCCTTCCGCTCGCAGCGTTCTTTTTCACCCTTGGCATCGTTTAGAAAGGAAAATCCATGGAAGTTCTATACACCATTTTCGTTTGTGGCTTCATGATTGTATCCATAATCGTGCTAGCCGCTGCAGCTGTGGTACTGCTCATGCTCATTAAAGACATGCTCGAATAGATAGGGGATATCATGGTCCATCAAATAATTCTACCGGTCGATCGCTCTGCTATCGTGAACAAACACCGGGCAGAATTCACCAGTGCATCAAACCCTGTAGAACGTTCGATTTTATGGAAGAAGGTAATTCATGATTTTCGAACTTGCACCTTTATCCAGACGCACGACGAGGGCATAGTTGGTGGTCGAATATACTGGCTCATGCCAATAGATACAAACCGTTTGACGTGGTACGAAATAGCCCAGGGAACTGTAATCGGACTGGCTAGAAATAAATACGTGGTTTGTTGCACCTCGCGAACGATAGTTTTAAATCCGAACCGGGTAGTGGCGATAGAAAGGAAACGTTGATATGAAAATGACGGTAGAACGCGAGTTGCGTGTAGAAAACGCTTTTTCAGGCCAAATTATTTCGGTCAAAACTGGAGAGGTAACGCAAGAAAATTCTGAACTAGACCCCTGGCTTACACGCACATACGCTCGGATGTACGGTTACGTTCTAACTAAGGGCGAAGAGGGCATTTTGATTTCATTCGATTTTGGGTTTGAGGATATCGGCGACGCCATAAACGCGTGCAAGGCCGCTGCCCTCGATAGACTTTATCGTGTACATGTAGAAGGCAACGTTTTGAGTTTGGAGTAGACGCATGAAAACGTTTGATGAATTTGATGAACTGGAAGCGCGTTATTCAGGCGTAATTTCGCAGGCATTATACGAACTTCGCACGTCTGGCGCAACTGCTGATGAAATTTGGGAACGCCTGGATAAAATTCGTGACGAATATCTCGCAGAATACGAGAAACGTTGTTTTACGACAATGAAGCACGAGTTTTTGAACCTTTAAAAGAAAAGCCCATCACTAGACGGGCTTTCCTATTTCAATCCGCACATCACGAGCATATCCAGCCACATTTCGCGCGTTGCGTCGCTGTCGAAGTAGCATTCGCCTTGGGAATAGCTTCGCATGGCGAACTTAATAAGTGGGGCAGTTCGCTCGATTAGACGGGTATCTGGTCTCATGTCATGCCGTGTTAGAACGGCGATGGCCTTATTTTGCGGCGGCTTTCGGTCAATGAACACCTCTCCCGTATGGAAGTCCTGCCAGACGGCGAACGGAATGCCCTTGAACTTCATAGCTACGATGCAGTCGCATCCTTTGGGACGCTTCTTCACGAACAGCCCCGTGGCGTTGGTGAACTCGCTTTTCTGTGCGTATTCGGCGTAGTCTGACCCTGCCGTGAACATTCCGATATTAGACTGCGCTGAATACTTCTCGAATTCTTCGCAGAAAGCGTTCTCGTAATACACGTGGCTGTTTCCTACTTTGAAGTATCGAGAAGAACCTCTGGGGATAGGCGTGATACCCCAAGCTTGAAACAAAGGGTTTACCAGGTCGGCATTGTTTGCCAGTCCTACTACGATTACGCGGTTCTCGCGTCTGTCGAATGTCTCCCATATACTCATGAGCATGTCCGCGCATTTTGGTGGATATGGAACGGTTTTATTTTCTTTGATGAATTCGTCGAGAACCATGAGCGTACAGTTAGCCGTCGTGGCACCTTTATACGAATCGAATGAGGTCAGCGCGTACATTTGTCCCAGGTTTTCCCATTTGGGTTTCCGCTTCTCGGTGTCATCAGGCTTCTTCGCGACCTGCATCATTCGTCCGTTCATGCGGAACGTGTACCCAGGGAATTCGTTGTTTCTCTCGATATCTGATAAGAAGCCCTCGGGGCTTTTCAAGATACGCTCAATCATTTTGTCGTTGTATCTGATGTACGCCCAGGTCTCGCCCTTTTCGAGGTATCTCTTGATTCCAATCTTTTTCATAGCATAGGTTTTGCCAAGGCTTCGCGGGCCTGTGCATAGGCGCACACAGCATTTCGCGCCCATCAAATTGCTTGGGTCCCATCGTGCCCATTTTGGAATGCCGCCCATCAATCCTCCAAAAATCTGTAAATCATCAAACCCCAACCCCAGTTATTATAATCCTCCACCGGGTCGGCTTCCACCTTGGGGCACGGCGCGGAGCCTGCTCCCCATGCGACCCCATCGCCCCAGTACCATCCCACATGCTCGCCGTACTGGTTGTACATGAGAATCAAGTCTCCCGGCTTCATGAGGTCGCGTTGGATGCCGTCGCATATTTTGGTTGCCGTCGTGCGCATCGTGTACGTCGAGGTACCGAGCCAATTGTATTTGCCATCAGTTACCTTGTTCGCCGCCCACCAAATGCAAGCCGAGCAGTCTGTGAACCCGCTCACGTCCGGTTCCAGCCGACCCGCGCTTTGGGCGTATTGGAATTTTCCTTTGTTCGCTTCCCAGAGGGCTTTCATCTTTTTGAATTCCTCGGAGCCGCCGCCTGTGGAGCCGCCGCCGCCTGTGCCCGGGTACTCGGGAGCCGAAGCGTTGCGAAGCGGCACCCATACACCGTTGCCCGTGTTGTGGCATACGAGCTTGTCTCCGCTTCCCATGACGCCGTATACAATCAAGTCGTTTCCGACCTGCTCTATGCGTCCGATGCTGCTCGCCACTTGTCCGTTTGTGTCGGGGTTGTTTCCAGGCGTGTAGTCGCTCTGTCCGAAGTCGGGCGGGGCCGAAGTGCCGTCCCACGAATTGAGCAGCCCGTATGCCTTGTTGTAGCGGTTCGAGTATCCTGACACGGGCCACGTGTTGAGCGCCGCCGATAGGTATTCGCTCAGGCTTCTGCTGCCGCCGATGTTGGCTAAAATCTGGTTCGCGCTCGCTGGCCGCTGGTGGTACACGGTCAACATGAAAATGGTTTCCCTCGCCTTGCTCGTGTCCATGCCCCAGCTTTCGAGCGTCGAGAATGCTCCGCCTGTTCCGAATACCCAGTTCATGAAAAACTCGTCCTGAACCTTGTGGTTCACTGCGTCTTGCGCCGAAGCTACCCACGAGTTCGCATCGTCGTTGTAAAGGTAAAAGCCGCTCCACCAATCCCATTCGCTCGAAGGATGGCTGTCCACCGCGTTACGCAGTCGGCTGCTGAGCTTGGCATAGCTTTCAGGTGCATCGGCTTTGAGCTTTTCCATCAGGGCGCATGCATTCGCCCCGTAAAACTGCCCGATGCCGAGCGTGATTGGGTCGCTCATGTTGACGCTCGCGTAGTCGCATCCTGATTCCACGGTGCATATGACGTATTCGGTATATTGCTGCTGCTCTTTAGTCCATGCCATTTCGTCTCCAAATACAAGTGAACCCGCAGTGCTTACCAGATTCCTGCGGGTTCGTGGATAATATTCGTCGGTATCCGACCGCTCTATTTTACGTCAATTTTGAAAAGCTGCGCAAGCTTTGAGCCTGCCAGCTCGGGGCTGAGCTTGCAGATATTCTCGAAGATGCTCACGATTTCGGTGAGCATGATGAACACGCAGACTGGCACGAACAGCGGCAGCGTGAATCCCAAGTCGATGTATTGCATCGCCCATTCGATAAGGGCCGCCAAAAGCATGGTCAATACGAATCCGCATTTGTGCCAAAGCCCGTCGCGCATTTTCGTCGAGTTGACCGTTTTGTTCGCGACGGCCTGCGCGAAGCCAGTGAGCAAATCCAGGGCTATGAACCCCAGCGCAAAGGCTGTGATATGCCAATCCATCTCATTTCCTTTCAATCGTGATTTTGTACTCGTCATTCTCTAGCACTGATATATCAGAATCAGGGCTACGGTTATCGCTCCCACCGTCAGATGCAGGATTTCCGCCCAATGCATAAGCCCTCCATTGTTTCTCGGTGCCATAGAACAGCGAACAGTCAAGGTTTCCATTGTACCCGCTCACTCGTCCATCCGAGCAGAATTGCCAGGCTACTACATTGCCCTCGGCTTCTGGGCATTCCCAGCTTTCGGCCTGCTCGAAGCTCGGGGAGGTAACAGCCGGATACTCCGCTACCCACCTGGCGCAGTTCGGTTCCACTCCGCCTTGGTTGAATCGCCAGGGGTTGCCGTATATCCAAGGCCAAACACCTGTGCGCTCATGAATCTTGGCTACGAAAGCGTTCACCCATCTGACGCTTTGGTTTCCCTCCCAATCGAGGATAGGTATTCCGTTGCGGAAATACCCTTGGCAGTTGCGCATAAAGAATTCAGCTTCCTCGCTCGCGCCGCCGCTGCCTGCGAAGTGGTAAAAGCCCCAGGGCTTGCCTGCGTTGATGCACCGCTGAACCCATCCATCGCAGTACGGGTCTACGAACGTCGCGCCCTCGGTGGCCTTGCACACAACGCCGTCCACATTGGGGAGAAGGGCAGGGAGATTGATATCTCCCTGCCAGTTCGATATGTCGATGAACCGCATCATGGCTAGTCGATTGCCCAAATCGCGTATGAGCGCGTAGTATCAAGGGCCTTGATGTTGGTAACGCTCGTACTATTTCGAACTTGAAGCGTTCCGCCATAGATTTCGGCTACCTTTTTACCACCGCTTGTGATGCCGCTCGGGAATTCGGTGTAAAGCGTGCAAGTAATGTTAGACACTCCCGAGAAAAGCGACCCGAAGCGGGCGTTTTGCAGGTTTTTGTATAGCTCAGCTGCTGCATAAATCGTGTATCCAGCCAGAGCGTAGATGCCTGCCCAGGATTTGTCGTTGGCATTGATTTGCGAATATTCCTGAATCATAAGAACGTCGTTAGACGATGCCTGAATGCTGATATTGTAGGGTATCTTGCCGAGCTGCGCCTGCACTGCTGAAACGTCCTGCATGTAGCCAACGGTAAGCTGCTTGTTCGGGTTGCCGTCGCTCGAGGTGGGGACCTGCGTAGCGCCGTCGAATACAATGGCGAAGTTGGAATTGTAATCGCCATGGCCCCAGCCCCTCGGCATTTCGGTTCCGACGTCTACGCTCCACACGCAGCCGATGTGGTTGTCAGTGTAGGCCGTCGTGCTGATAGGGTTATTGTGCATCCAAAGCTTGCCGCCGTAGATGGTGGCTTGCTCGATTTCCTCACGCCACACGAAACCCAAGGTTTCGTCGATGGGAATCGTCTTGATGTACTTGAGCTTGTCCGTAAACACGTTGATGCAGTTCGAACGGCAGCTCAAGAATACCGAGTATTCCTTGGAATAGCTGCAGCCCTGCTGCGTAGAGTATTCCTGGCCAGCGCTGCTCGGAAGATACACACGTCCGATTTTGCTCGAAACGGTGCATGCCTTGTTGACGTAATAGAAATTCGTGAGGTAGTCGGTTGCCCAGTAATACTCGTTGTCGGTGTCCTTGTAATGGCCGAAGCCCCAGCAAGCGCCCAAACCGAATTGGGCGGCGCTGATGGTCTTGGTCAGCGTGAGGGCGCTGTTCGTGACTTGGAAGAAATAAATCTGGCTGCCCTTCGAGGTCGCAGAGCTGCCAGCCAAGATAAGCTCGCCGTTGTAATAGCTCATGCCGTTTCCATGGAACTCGGTATCGCCAACGTCATACGTGGCTACAACGGTGCCCGTGCTCACTTTGTATAGCGTCACTTGGGATACGCCCGTACCGTATCCGTAAATCGCGTACAAATCGTCTCCGCACGGGCAGCCGCCCTGGCGGTCGTAGTTGCCAGTGGTGCGGAACAGCGCGGCCGCATTGGTAACGTGATTGGTGATTCCGTCGTATTTGGTCGCGTTCTCCAGGCTGTCCAAGCCCTCGTGCAACTCGGCGATGGATGCGGTGTGGTCTGCCACCTTCTCTTCCAGGCCGCTAACGGTTGTGGTCAAGTTGCCCGTGTCGGTTTCGAGCTGCTCGATTTGCGTGGTATGCCCCTCAACGGTGTGGTTGAGCGTGGCGAAGTCCTTGCCTGCCTGGTCGGCCTTGGTTGCCGCGTTATGCACAGCGGTGTCAAGGGACAGCATCGCGCCGTTGAAATCGCCGAGCCACGTGGGCTGGTCTGTGTCCACGAACTGCGGCAGTTTGTAATTGAGGGTTTCATTCGTGTGAGACATTTTTACTCCTTAAAGTTTATAAACTGGGATGGATACATGCAGGTTTCTTTCCACAATGTCCTGTTGCGGTTTTAATTGTATTGAACCACCCGCAGTTAAACAATTAAATGTGCACTGTTTTGCTGAATCCCCGCCGAACCCTGCGATGCCCCCATAATACACAAAATCGCCGTTAATCCCATACCCATTCAATGTGATAGCAGTTTCGTTTTGCTTCCATGTTGCGTCCTTAACGATTTCGAGGAATAATATGCCCCCAGCCACTTGAGCCAGATAGACAATTCCGTTCACCAAGGTAATCATAGATTTTACATCTACAGCTTTCGTGTTATACCCCGGCGCATATGCATACACGCCATCAGCCGTAATAGCCCACTCCCCATCGTCTCGGTTGCTTACCTCGTGCGTCAGCTTCACAACGCCAGCCGTGGTCTCGTCCGCGTCGGGAACGTCCAAGCCGCTGCTTGTGTATCGAAGGTGGTCGCCGATAGGGACTTCGAGCATCCCCGTGTTCTTGTTCACGGTCACGCCGTTTCCGCATGGGATATAGAGCTTTCCCGTCTCGGGATTGAACATCAGGCCTGAGCCTTTTTCTGGCGTCTTGATGTTCGCCATATCCGTTGAAAGCCCCGCGACCTGCTTCGCCAGCTTTCCTACCGCTCCCGTGCCGATGGCGTTCGCGAGCGTCTGAATCATGCCGTTTCCTACTGCTCTCGTCATTGTTCCCCCTCATACGTGATAAGCGCGAAAGCCACGTCGTATTCGCGCGCTTCCACCCCCAAGCCGTCGTAGCCTGCTGCCGTAAGCTCCTTGGCGTCGTATTCGCCTGCAGGGCTTGCGAAGATTCGGTCGAAATCGTATATGCGCTCGCAGACGATTTTAATTGGCCTGATATCGCCGTACGTCGGGTCGAACACCGTGCCCGGGAATTCTGCGAGCTGGTTGATAAGCCGAAGCAGGCGGTTGTACTTGGTATCAACGTCCACCTTGATAGCAGCGTCCTGCGCGTCTACATAATCCATGATGCCCTTGTCCTGCGCATCCACGTACGCTTTGAGGGCTTCCGCAGAAGCGTCAATCATGGCTTGCGCGGTATCGACGTCGAGCGTGTTCATGTCGAGCGTGGACGCGTACAGATACAGCCAATGTATCTGGTCCTCAGGCGTGCGCATCTGGTCGAACGTCATCGAATCAAGCCCCGTATACCCAGGCATGCTAGGCTGCATGTTCTTCGCCTGCGTGCTAGCCGCGTTCTGGCCCGTGAGAGCCGTGAACCCATAAGGCGCGTACATGTCACTTCAACTCCTCTCGCTGCTCTAGGATGTCGATGGCTTCCGCCACTTCCGCCAAGCAGGCCATAAGGCTCAAATGGAGCTGATGGAGTGCCTTGTACATCGCAACATCGTCACGCTGCATGGCCCGCTGGGCTTCGCTCGAAATGTATTCCGCCTGGCTTTCGAGCTTTATCCTCTGGTATACCAAATCGTGCTTGTGCACCTTTCCTCCTTACATCGGCAAATCGTTCCATGTCTGCATGAACAGCGGTTCCAACGCCGCGAATACGAGGTTGTCCGTTGCCACGAAACTCGATGCCATCATATCATAGACGGCATTGCCGACGCTGCCCGAGATAGTCTCGTAATGCGTCTTGGACGTGCCCTTTTGGCTACCGTCGTTCGTCTGCTTGTTGAGTCCCGTCAGGTATTGCTCGCCGTCTGGGCTGTTCAAGTAAACCTGGGGAGTGCTCGAAGCGGTCGCGACGCCTACGCCCCTCGAGCTGCCCTCGCTCTCGCTGTCGTTCCAGCCCTGCGCGGTCGCGAATGGGTTGAACTGCTCCCTGCGCACAAGCTCATACACCTTGTTGTAATTGGGCATTTGCTCATTCATGCGCCTATTGAGGTAAAAGATGAACATGGCAGGCGTGTCGCTCGCGATTCGGCGGTAGGCGAAGTGGTTCCAAATCGCACGGTTGAGCTTTTCGCGGTACGCTTCATCGAAAATGGGATAGTCCTGCATGCCCCAATCGTAGCCCAGGGCGTCCGTCACGTCGCGCAAGGTGTACTGGTGCTCTTCGAGCGTCGTGAAGTCGTTGTTGCTAAACGTTAGCATTGGTGGCTCCCTCCTCGGGATAGATTTGCGCGCCGCTGTCTAAGAATTGCGAACCCTCCGCAATAGGCCAACTATCATCGGTCTGCGGCATATGCGGTACGCTCCATTTCACGTCGCAGTTCCAGCCATACATTTTGTTTATCTTCTCGCAGAACTCCTTGCGCGGCTTCAAGAACGAATTGCGCTGAATCATGAATTGCTCGTTGTTAGCCAAAGTCTCTGCGGTCTGTACGCGCTCCTTCTTCTCGGCGGCAGCGTTGTTGTCGATGCCGAGCATCGTGTAGACGGCAGACACAATTTTAAGCTCGTCGTTGAGAATATCCGAGCCAGCGTAAGCTGCCTTGTTCATGGTCTGCAGCACTTGGATGTTTACCGCCTGCATTCCGCTCGCGTTCATAAAGATAGCTGGCTGTCCCGAATCGATTCGGTTGTACATGTCCTGGGCCTGCTTTTTCGAATACTCGTCCACGCTTATAACGTACGGAACGCGCATCGCACGCACGTGCTGGTCCACGGTCGTATCCATGTCGGCCAAGCGCTGCGCCTGCCTATCCAAAAGCTGCAGGATGGGAAAACGCGCTAGGTTGTCCCAACAGATAACGGCATCGGGATGCATAATCTCGCATTTCTTGCCGTATTGGTTTGAACCCGAGCGGTCGAACCAATAGTTGCAATGGCGACGTTGACGGTTACCGTTCGGACTGTAGATATCAATCGTGTTCGGGTTACGGTACAAATCGAGGTTGCCTACAGGCGTCATGCGTCCTGCCCAATACGTCATGATGCCCGAAGTCGAGCGCTTGGTAGCGGCGAAGCTCCCCCAGCCGCAAAGAAGCGTTTCGAGGTATCGCGCGTCCATGCCCTCGGGCAGCCCGCTCCATTCGAAGCGGGAAATGGCGGCAGTCCAAAATAGCTGCCGCCAATAATCGTATGTGCGGTATTGCTTTACCGAGGCTTGCCACCTTTTCGTATAACGTTTTCCGAAACATGCAACATCAGGCGGCACGAATTCGGCTGGGTCGAAAATTGCCGGTGTCATTCGCTCTCCTTTCATCAATACGAGATATTATACAGCGGAGCGTTGTACTCGGCTTGGTCAGTCGGACGTAGCTCGGTATGCTTGATATCGTCTGGGTTCCCCCAGATGGTCACGCCGCGTTCTAGGATGCCGCGAATGACGTCTTTCTCCGCTTCATTGGCCTTGGCGCAGTCGATATACGTTTCCGACGCTTTCCAATAAGAGAACTTCTTCATGACTTTGAGCTTTGTCATGCCGCCCTTGATATTGATATATCGGTGAATCTGGTTGCCATACCGGAGCATGTAGTCGCACGCGCCTTGGAAAGCCGCGCCGTATGCCTGCTTGTACACGATGCCGAATCCCGAAAGACCATTCTTCCACATGAAGCCGTTGCCGCCGAGCTGTCCCGCCGTGGATGGCGGCGTGAGCTGTGCGTCTTGGTAGGCGGCATTGATTCCGCGAATTGCGTTCTCATAATCACCCTGATTAACCTGGTTGGCGAGATTGAGATTGTTGCCTGCGACCTGCCGCGCAAGGTTGACATTGTTGGCATTCTGCGTCGCGCCTGTCATGTTGCCTACGATATCCTGCGCGGAACCCCACGAACCCGCACCGATTTGCCCTAGGGCATTCGAAAGCCCGCTGTTTACCAAATCCCCTATTGACGGCGATGCCATGTGGCGCATCGATACCGGACCGGCAACCAAATCAGTGCTTAGAATCGGCGCAGACGCAAATTGCTGCCCGATGGCATTGGCAAGGCCACCCGTAGACGCATCGAAATTCGCCTGGGTGGTGTTTGCGCCGAGCATTGCGTTGTTGTAGGCGTTCTGCGCCCCCATATTCGACTTATCGAGCGACCAGGCCGCGTTGGAATACTGATACTGTCGAGTGTTCGTGGTCGAAGCCATGTACGTTATGTAATTGTTGTTTACGATTGAGAACTGCGGAAAGTCAGTGAGCCATAAAGCGGTATCGAGGAAATCGCCGCTTCCAATAACGCACGTGCTTGGTTTTCCATCGCCAAGCCTGACGAATTGATAGGTATCATCCTCAAACGATTCATCAGAGCCATTGCAGTTGTACAACGTAGGCACCATGGCTATACGCGCGAAGGGCGCGATGGCGCAACACACGGCGAGCAGCGAAATCTTGCTCCCCCACAAAAGCTCGGGTCGCAAGAAAATAGAGTTTCCCGAGTACGTTGTAAGCTCAATCACTGAATATGGGTAGCATAGCAGCTTCTTATAGGGCTGCAGTGTGTAATCCTGCCCGAATCCCCAATCAGAAAGCTTCTTGTAGATATCGGTAATCTCGATATATCGTTTGCCTGTGAGCGCGTCGGTATCGCCGATGAAATGCATCATGACACCACTGTTCCCAAAAAGCTCAACCTCTGGGCCTGCACTCAAAAGGCGCGATGGGAAGGTAGTTACCGATACGATGCATTGGGCTACCCATGACTTCTGTTGCAACTCTTCCATAAATTGTTTGAACACGGTTTGCCGCATGGAATACACATTGCACCCCGAGGGCAAGCCGTCCGCCGATTGTCCGTCAGCCACGTTGAGGTTCGGTGAATCAATCGTGCCAGGGTCAGCGGCCAAATTGGCCGTGGACGTGACGATAACCCACCCAAGCTCCCCGCTGTCCGGCTCGGTGAACGGAAACCACTCCTTGCCGATAATCGCATACGTGTTGCCTACGCTCACGCCCTCGTCAATATCGCAGTATCGGCGCAGGGTGTTGCCCGTGATATCCGAAAGACTTTGATTCATGGCCGTGTTGGAAATGGCCGCGTGTCCCGATACCGCGAAAAGGCGGTCGATGGATACGCCGAATTGATAAGTCTGGATAACGTCGAGCTGCAGGGTAATCATCGTCGTTTGAGGATTGATATAGCTCGCAGACGTGATGAAGTAGCACAGACGAATAGGCTGTTCCTCGTATTCGACGGGCTGCATCGGGTTTTGCACGACAACGTAATTGTATTTGTACGCCGCAGAATATGGTACAGGAATATTGATAGGCTCGTTGGGTGGAAGGTATGAGAATTTGGCCGAAGTCCATCGCTTCGAATCGCACGAGTAAGCGCCATCGAAATAATCGTCGCGCTGCTTTTGATTGTCCCAAATCACGATATCTCGGTAATTCGCATCCCAAGGCACCTGAAGCAAAACCACTTCTGTGCCTACGGGCCACGTGTTAGGTGTCAAAACCTGTGGAACGTCTGGCATATATCCTCCTTAAAAGAAAAAGGGCTGCTCTTGCGAACAGCCCTCATTATAAGCCATCAGGTCGCTTACGCGGTAACGGTCACAGTCACCTTTGCGACAACGTTTGGCTTGGTCGGGTCTCCGCCCTTCGCCACGAGAACGATAGTGGTGGAACCCTCGGCGATGCCCGAAACGGTCAGAACATCGTCTGCCACGTTTGCGACGGTCGCAATCGTATCGTCTGCGCTGTAGGCTTCATAGCTCTTATCGGTGCCGCCCGAAGGTGTCCACGTCAAAGCAGAAGTCGCGTTCGCGCCAACCTTCACGTTGACGGCCTCGCCCGCAAGCGCCGTCATATACGTAGAACCTGCCACAGTCACGGTATAAAGCGCCTGGTACTGCGAATCGGCGACAGACGTAGCGGCAATAGTCACCTTGTCAATATCGTGGCAGTTGCCCGAATGGAAAACGCCGTTAGAATCAACGAACATTTCTGCAGGAAGCGTCTGCACGGCACCACGGCCGTTGAACGCCTTGATGGAGTACACGACGGCCTGGTTCGGCGAATTCGCGCCCGTGACCTTAGCAGTAAGCTGAACTTCCTCGCCAGGATTGATGGTTGAGGAAGTGTTGCCTGCCGCATCCTGCAGGGTAACGCCCGTGTAGGTTGCCTGTGCAGCCGTAATCTCCGAATCGGGACGAGTGGAGAACATCGTAGCGCCAAGGAAAATGGTGTACGAAAGCACCTGCCAGATATGGTAGAAGGTGTTGTACGAAAGGTTGTCGGGGTTCATGGGCGAAACCATGGAAATCGGACCGAGCGTGTCCGCGACCTGGAACCACTCCTCGTCGAGCAAAAGCGCCTGGCAACCCGAAATGGGCAGCTCGTCGAGAACAATGATATCGTCGGCAATAGGCTTCTGCTTCTCATTATGAAACGCGTACGACATGTTTGCCGCTTCGAGCGCAGCATTGACGTCTGCGTCAATGAGTGCGATAAGGCGGTTCGACCGAGATGCCAGGCCCTTGTTGCGGCCCTCGGGCGAATACTCGGTACGGAAAAACTTCATCTTGGTATACGTGGCGTTCATCGCCGTAATGAGCTGCACGCCAGCCGAAATCTTCGCATCGAGATTCTCGCTAAGGTCGTGCATATCAGGGACGTTGATATTCCAGAACCCCCACAGATTATCGTAGCTTTCCAAAAGCGAACGCATCAACAGATACTCGTCGTTGTTGGCAGAAGCGATAGGAGCTTCGGTGAGCGAATTGAAGAATGCCGAAATGGATTCGCCCTCGATAAACGAGCCGCGCATAACATCCTCCATGGGAATGTTGATAATGTATTTATCGCGGCGATTCTCGGTATGGAAAATCTGGTGGATATCAGGCTCGCGACCCTCGCGACCGAACACGTTCGCTGCTTGAGCATCGTACGCACGTGCCTTGATAAGATTCGCCTGCACTTCTTGAATAGTACGCCCGTAACGCATGGCAGGACGCTTGAGCTTGGCAAGCGGATTCGTGAAGTTCATTCGGTCATTGATTTGGACACGACCGATACGACCGAGGAACACATTCCAAAACACATCCCAATTGGGCGTATAGTTGTTCATCGCCTGCAGCGTAGCCGCGACGCTGCCTTGAGTGGTAGCGGGTACGCGCTCTTTGTAGTCGTTTGGCGCATACTTGCGCACGGTATCAAGAATCTGGGCGTTGGTCAGATTCAAACGGCCCTCTTCATTTGTCAATTTAGATTTTGCTGCCATGGTATCTCCTTACAATCCGAGCATGGAATCGAGGTCGAGGGCTTCGCCATCCTCGCCGAAATCTTCTGGCTCGGAGTCAGTGTCCACGTCCTCACGACCGATGGAAATGGTCGCAAGCGCTTCTTTGACTGCCGCAAGCTCGTCTTGCATCGCGGAAAACTGCTCACGAAGCTGTTCCACTTCGCCCCAATCATGCTCTTCGACTTCCTGCTGCTGTTCTTGGGCTTCCTCTTCCTCGGCGGGGTCTCCGCTTTCCTCTTCGCGGGTTTCCTCTGCCTCGGTCTCTGCCGCCTGGGTTTCGTCCATACTAGCACCTCCATATTCGCGACGATATGAACGGCCATATAATAGCACGAAACCCCAGCCCGTGTTTCGGGTGGGGTTTCAAAGGTTGCCCAGCTCACGTTCCTAGCCCATGGAAGTGTGCCCACTGGGCGCGGTCCCTGTTAGGGTTGCGGTCGCGCCATCTATCCGCCTGCGGCATGAAAAGAACGTACCGAGCTATTACATTATGGATGAAGCCTATACACGGTGTCAACCAATACCACGCCGCCTGGCACGGTTTTCGGCATAAGCTTGGCGTGCCCGGGAATGATATCGCCGTTCTCGTCGGTATTCGAGAAACCATAGTCGAAATTGTCCCAAGTAACCAACTCCTTCACCGAATCGGGCATGCCTGCACACGTCACCGAGAATTTTCCGTTCAAGTCCCAAATATAAGCCTTAGTGCGAAGGTGCTTCGCCCTGCTGAATGAACCCTCAACCTTCCAATTGCATAGCGCCGTATCGTCAATGGGGATGCCGCTAGGCGTTTCAGTGCCGAGCAGATGCATCGAATCGGTATCGCAGTAAACGAAGCGGTCGCGATTATCCATGATGGCGAACAGCAATTCGCGCCTGGCATATGCTGTGCAAAACGTTCCCACAGGAAGATACACCGGGTCTCGATATTCTGCTTCTCCGAGCACGTAATGCACAGTGCCGTCAATCATCACGGGACGTTTCGAAGTAACGTCGGGGTTTGTCGCGAACTTTCCATAAAGGTTATTGAGCATCAGTTTCGCAAGCTGCCGCATTCCGCCTGTTGACGTTTCCTTCACATGGCCCCAATAGTCGATATACGCATCAAACATTCCCGTGCGCTGCTGGAACTTGTATCCGCCAGCATACTCGATAACGTCGATATCGTACATGCGCTGCATAATCTCCCAATCGACCGAAGTAACGGTTATCTCAACAGGCGAAATCGTCTCGCGCACGTATTCATGCTGACCATAGAACCCCTTGCCCTTGAGCTGGATGCAAGGTATGCCATCCTCTTTGAGGGAGAATTCAACGACCATTCGTTGAACGTAAAGCGGATATTGCTTATCGTATTCGTACTTGCCATCAAAAAGGATAGGCACGCCGCAAGGGTAAGGATACTTCTTCATGACCGAGGGATACATCGAGTTGTAATCCACCGACACGCCAGGCCCTACGACCTTGCCTGCATACTCGGGCTCAACGTACGTGAAGCCGCCACGATACGACTTGCGTATATCCGCATCAGCTTCAAGCGAAAGCGTCGGAAACCATGCCTTGAATTTCTTCTTGCCGAGCTGCTTCTTGAAGAAGCCAAAGGCATTAGCTCCGATGGTCATTTTATCCAAATCCTGCTCGAAGTTCTGGTAGAGCGCACGGGCAGGTATCTGCACGTCATGGCAGATATATTCGACTTCTTCCGGCGTGAGCTTATGCCCAGGCTCGCGATACGCCCGATAATCAATGCGGCCCTTTTGTTCAGGTGTGTTGAAAGTTTCCCCCAATTTCTCCACCGACATGGGGAAAACCTTCAAACTGTCCCGGTAAATGACACGCTGCCCATTCATGAAATGAATCTCGATTTGGTAGAATTTACCCTTGTTCGAAATGAGCGAGGTAAATTCTCCACAGCGGGGATATTCGGGAACCCATTCGTAACCGCAGCGCATCAGATAGTCGATAATGAATTTTCCATCGAACCCGAGGTTGTGAAACCAGGCCACGGAACATTCGCCACGAGATAGCCAATTCATGTACGACTTGATTGAGTTGCCATATTTTATGTTGTCTATGTTCGCGACCTCGCAAACTGCCCAGGCCCAAACGCGGCAATCGTCTGGGTCCGTCGTTGTTTCGAAGTCGGCAGTAAAAACAGAGGGCATGACTAAATGATATTCGAACCGCGAGCCTGAACCATTTTCTTAGCTGTGCGCTTCATACCTGCAAGCTCACGTTTCCTCCTGGTCTTATCGAGACGTGCAATGACTTTAAGCTCGTCGTAACCGCCGCCAATGGCGTATGCCTTATACAGATAAGACCGTATATCGTCGAACGTATCGCTGCTCATAGGACGAACCCGAGTCCCTGGCACGCGCGACGCAGCCGACACATACTCGACGGACATAAGATCCCACACCGGCAAAACCGAAGACGCTATATCGAACTGGTCAGGAGTCATGTTTCTAACTAGTTCGCTCAAATCGGATAATCCAAGCGTATCGAGCATCGTCATCATATTCCTCTTCTGAATCTTGCGATAATAAGCGAACTTATGCTTATTTCGAGCTTCGAAATTCTTAACACGTCGCTTAGCCACAGCCAACGAACGCGGTTCTGTCATTTTATCCACATCGATAGGCGTCAACAAACCGCCAATAGATTCCTGATGGGCCAACAACCCCTTCTGATGCGCTCGATACTGCTCCCACAAATCAGGCGCAATGCCTTGTATGCGCCTAGTCTCGCTCGCAACGAACTTGTTGTGAGCCTTGATAAGCCGACGCGACTGGGTAATATATGACTTGGGAATAACATCGCCAGAAGCCGAGCCGACATAAGAGCCTTTTTTATTGAATCGGTCGAGCCGCCTGGCATAGCGCCTACGCTGAACAGGCGTCATGGCCTTTACGCTTCCCCATGATTCACGCGGCGATACCTTGTCGATACTCTCCTGTGATGCTCCCTGCTTGCGCAATCGGTATTCCTTGTCGCGCGTTCGCTTTTGCAAAGTACGAATATCATCCAAGCTTACATCGACTGTATTCGCCATAGGTATCGCCCTCGGACTAAAAGGACTGCTATTTGCAGCCCTTAACTCTTCCCAACCTTTGATGCCGTTATGTTACAGAACCACGCTGAAATACTTCAGGGAACGGCCACCCTGAAGCGGTTTCATACCGAACTCGACGGTAATTGGCTCGTCCGCGAAGTCCTCGCCGAAAGCGGCAACGAGATTTTCAGCCGAACGCGCGATGCCGTCTGACTGCGAGAAATACGCTCCGTCTTCGGTGATGAA